TGGCATCGTTCCTGCCTGTTGCAAAAGGGTTCGTGAGGGTCGATGTAGGCGGCATCGGGCCGATGATCGACACCCTCAAGAATCTTGCCACCACGTTCGAGGCGCGGGACGATCTGACGAAGATCCTTCGCAGGGCCGCAGTTCCAATCCGCGACACATACCGCGCGGAGGCCCTCAAGCACGACGCTACTGGAAATCTGGCGGCAAGCACCAAGATCAAGACGAAGAAGTACCCGGGCGGCAACGCCGTGGCCATCGCTGGCCCCGAGCAGACAGGCTCCGCGGGGGCGACTACGGATGTGCCGAGTGGAAATCACGCGTGGCTCGTGGAATTTGGTAGTCACGGCCGGCGAAGCCCATCAAAGCGAGGCAAGCGGCACACCTACATCAACGTCCACAAAAGCATCAACCGGAAGATGAAGCTCCACTCAAAGGGCGTGGATTCCGAGAAGTTCAAGAAAATGGGCACCGGGTACTACTTCCTCATGTCGTCGTGGAACGAGCCCACGCGGCAGGCCCGCAAGGGCAAGGGGTACACGCACGACTTCCTGCCTGATGGCGGCGTCTACACGCTGAAGGCTGGCGCGACGTACGGCGCAATGCCCGGGTATCACCTTATGGAACAGACGATTGCCGCCCGGCAGGCCGACGCGCAGGCGATTATCAAAGACGGCATCATCACCGCCATCAACAAACGACTTGCGGGGGCGCTGCCGTGATTCTGTCTCCAGAAAAACACGTTTTCCAGAGACTTGTCACGACCCCGGGAGTGGCGAGACTGATTGGATTTCAGGTGTTTCCCATTGCGGTGCCGAACAATGCCGAACTGCCGTTTTGCGTTTACAAGCGTGCAGACGTGTCCCGCGAGTCGTCGCTTTCCGGGCCACTCTACCTGCCCGTCGTGAGCCTGCAGATTGCGTCTTGGGGCATGTATTACGACGCCGCCCGAGAGCTCGCCGACGAGATCCGGCTTGCTCTGGATGGCCACACAGGAACACTATGCGGCGTTACAATACAAGATATGAGGCTGGTGTCGGAGACGGATGACTTTCTCGACCCCAATTCGGTCGGGGGGCAGCTTCCGCCGGCCTACGAAGTGCGGCAGCTTTACCGAATTCGTTGGAGTGAATCAGAGGACTAATACATGGCATACGCAGTTTCGCAGGGCATCACGCTCACGCTTGGCGGCTCGGCGCTTTCTAACGTCACTCAGGTCTCAGTCAGCGAGAACTCGCCGAACGTCGATTCGTCTCACCTCGGCCTCGCCGACGGTGCGTATCGCACGTTCATCCCCGGCCTGAAGGATGCCGCCGAGATCTCCATCAACCACATCGGCACAGCGCTGACGGTCGGCAACAAGGCCGGAGGAATCACGGTCGGCAACATCTCGTTTGCCGGCGCAACCGTCATGTCCAGTGAAGTTTCGTACCGGGTTGGCGAGATCGTTGGCTACACCTCGACCATTCGCGCCGCGAACTAACAGCCACACACTACTCAAGAACATAGGGAGCCACTGAAGTGCCAGCACTTTCCAACACAACGGTACAGTTCGGCGGGACGATCTACACGGCCACCTCGGTCACCGTCCGCGACATGCGAGACCAGATCGACGTTACGGCGCTCTCTGACACGCAGCGTCAGTATCAGGTGTCGCCGCTGTTCAATGCCGCAGAGGCCCAGGTCGAGTTCGTTGGCTACGGCCCCCGCGCCGGCACCAGCGGCGCGCTGACAGCCCCAGGCGTGTCCGCAATCGGCGGCACTGTGGTGTCGAGCAGCGTGACGTTCAACCTCAACGAGCCCATTCGATCACAGGCCACCATTCAGTTCACTCGCTGAGTAAACGCGCATGTCCGCAGTTGTCGCCCGCAACGCGACTTTCACGTTTGCCAACATATCGGCAATCGTAACGGACATCTCGGTCGATACGCCAACGGCCGGCGTGGTGGACATGACTGGCATCACAGACGCGACAAGCACTCGCGTTCTTGTGCCGACGCAAGAAATTTCCGGAGGCTCTGTCACCGTTGGTTTCATTCAGCAGCCCGGCGGCATCGACCCACAGACGGCCGTTGGAAGATGGGGACCGCTGACGTTTACCTCACGCGACTACAGCGTCTCTCGGCAAGCAATTCTTGAGTCAGCCACGACAGAGGCTCGCGTGGGCGAGATTATTCGTGGGACTCTTAAGTTTCGAATGACTGATTACAGGCAAAGCAGATAAGGACAACCATGGCTCTCAACAAAGCAAAGATCCTGGCCGCCAACGACACCAAGCTCGAAAAGGTGAGCGTGCCCGAGTGGGGCGACGACGTTTACATCAAGACACTTTCTGGCACCGAGCGCGACCTGTTCGAAGAGGCTTACTCCAGCGAGAAGATGAAAAACTTTCGCTCGCGATTCCTCGTTCTGACGCTCGCCGACGAAAGCGGCGCACGGCTCTTTACGGACGCCGAGGTTGAGCAGCTTGGAACCAAGTCGGCGTTTGTCCTGAACAGGCTGTTCGAGAAGGCGTGGAGCTTGAATGCGTTCCGCGATGCAGACGTTGATGCGCTGGGAAAAGATTCGCCGAGCGACCAGAGCGACGTTTCTACTTCAAATTAGCTCTGGCACTCGGCAAGACGGTCAAGGAGTTGCTGCGGGAGACTGACAGCGAAGAGTTGAGTGAGTGGTACGCGTACGACCAGCGGTGGCCGTTGCCTGATTCGTGGTTCCAGATGGCACGAATCTGCAAGGTAATCATGGCGGCGTCTGGCAACTACAAAACTCTTCCTGAAGAACGGAAGCTCATTCCGGCGGCTATCGGGCACGAGCAATCGAGAGACCAAATACTTGCGGAGTTGGCCAAGCTCGGAAACTTAGGGAAGTAGGGCGATGGCATATCTCGGCAAAATCTCTGCGGTCCTCGCTGCAAACACCCAGGACTTCACTCGCGGCCTGCGCGAGGCTGGCCAAGAGCTGTCGCGATTCCAGAAGCAGGCGAGCGGCCTGAGGGTCAATCTCGACTCGAACGCTCTCGACAAAACGCTGACGAATCTCCAGCGTTTTGAGAAGACGATTCAGGAAATCAAAAAGCAGATCGCTGCTAACCCAGAGCAGCGCAGTCTTTTTCCTGATCCGAATCGTCTGCAGCAGCAGTTCAAGGCGTTTGAGAACATTGGTAAGCCGCTCATTGAGCTGAAGAGCAAGATCGAAGGGCTGTCCCAGACGATGCAGGCAGGGCTCTACCCAGAGCTCGGAAAGATTCAGGCCGGATTTCAGAACCTCTACCGAGGCATCCAGAGCGGATCAACCACATACGATAAAGAAGCCGCTCGCATCGAAGGTTTGATCAACGCACTCAATAGGCTTCAAAAGACCGCTGCCGCCGCCGCTGACTTTGGTGACTTGACGAAAAGGCTCAGCGCCAGCAACACAGGCGCGTCGTTCTACCAGCCGCGGGCGAAAGAGGCGTTGCAGGATTCCCTCTCGCTTCGCGGTCGCGCCGAAGCTGTCCCTGCCCGTTTTCGCGGCGGCATATTTGCGGACTTGGCAGCGGCAGCCGAAGAAAACGCGCACAAGATAGAGGCGCAGGCAGCAAGAATTCTGCAGATCCAGAATCGCATCGGAAGCGCTGGGCCTGTGACGCCGAGGAATTTGCTCCAGGCGAGGGGGCAGGCGCAGGACAATCTGGACCGTCTCACTTCTCGCCAAGAGTTCTATAACGCCGCATACCGCAAGGAGCTTCGTTCCGCTGAGATCCAGCAGGTTGTTTCGCCGGGGTCGGATCGAGTTGTGGATTCTTTGACGCAAAGGTTTGCTGCGCTTTCATCCACACTCAGAGGCATCAGCGGCACTCAGTTTGAGCCGCTGATCGGATCCGTGGGCAAGGTTGTAGAGCAGCTCAACCGTGGCGCTGTATCGGCAGAAAAGGCCAAGGCCGCGATTGAAAAGCTGGCCGCCGCCAACCGCGGCACGCAGCTTGTCGGCAGGATGGAAGATCAGGCTATCGCCTCCCTTCGGACAAAGCAGTCTCTCGACCGCGAAACGATTCGTCGGCAAGGGCAGCTTGAGAGGTCGTCGGCTCCGTATCAAGGCGAAATGGGTCCGCTGACCAAGAGCCAGCAGAAGGAGCGGGACTCATATCTCGCGTCGTCGCAGGTTCGTCAAGACGCCGGCCTTGCGAGAGAAGAGTTCAACAGAACGCTGCTCCCACGTTTTGCGGCGCTCCAGAAGTCCGCCGAAGGCACCGGCGACACCCGCGCAATCAAGCAGGCGCAGGACATGATTCGCTACGCGAATCAAATGGACTCCGCACTGCGAAAGGCTTTCAGCTCAAAAGATCCAGAAGTTGCCGCGCAGCATCTCGCAAAGTACCAAGCCCAGCTCGCAGGGCTTCTTCCAGTGCTTGATAGGGCAGAGACAAAAACAAAAACGCTCGCAGACGCACAGAAGCAGTACGGAATGTTTATCAGCGCTTCTGGCGGCAAGGGCGACAAGCTTGACCCCGTGCTCGAAGGTGCTGCGTCCGACATCATGACGGCGAGGCAGTTCCGCGGCCAGTTTGCCGAAGGAAACCTCAAAGGCCGCGTTGCGGTTTCGCAAGAGATCATGCGGGTCGAGGGCGAGATCCTTCGCCTCACAAAGATCCGCCAGCTCATCGAAGACAAGCCTGGGCTGTAGAACGACAAGCGTGCCAAGGCGTACGAGAGAAACCGAAGAGAGATCGAAGCCGAAACGCAAGCGCTCCTCAAGCTGACGGCGGCTGAGAGCGGGGGCGTTTTCGGTGAGCGAAGGGTTCTGGCCGCCGCCCAGCGCGCGAGAAAGAACACGGGGTCTTTTAGTGTCGCAGGCGCAGCCACGGCGCAGCTCGCCTTCCAGCAAGGATTGTTTGCAATCGACGATTTGTCGTCGGCGACCGGCGGACTGGAATACAAGTTGCGCGCGGTCGGCAATAACATCACTCAGTTTGGCCTTCTTATCGGCCAGTCGGGGATTATTCCAGGCCTTTCCGCGACAACGGGCCTCTTTATCGGCCTCAGCGCAGTTCTCGGCGGTCAACTTGCCCTCTTCATCGGCAAGATGATCTTCAATTTTGAAGAGACCGAAGCCGCGCTCAAGGCCATGAACGGCGAGCTCGAAAAGTCTCGGAGTCTTGCCGAGCAGAATACAAAAGCGTTTCGAGATCTTGCCGACTCGATCAAAGATGCAGGTGCAGTAGGAAACTATGC